CATTAAGAATTTATGATGATTTGTCTCAACATTTTTACACACATGCAACACCAACCTTATTTAACGCTGGTACTCGTAGACCACAAATGTCTTCATGTTTCCTAATTGGAAATAAAGGAGACGATATTGACGGTTTATTTGATACCATAAAAGATGTTGCAAAGATTTCAAAATGGGCTGGAGGTATTGGATTACATGTTCATAATGTAAGAGCTAAGGGTTCATACATTAAAGGTACAGGTGGAGAATCCGATGGTTTACTCCCAATGATGAAAACATATAATGAAGTTGCACGTTGGATTAACCAAGGAGGTAAAAGAAAAGGTTCTTTTGCTGTGTATCTTGAACCATGGCATTCAGATGTGTTTGAATTCATTGATTTAAGAAAAAACCATGGAAAGGAAGAAATGAGAGCAAGAGATTTATTCTTAGCGATGTGGGTTCCTGATTTATTTATGAAACGTGTTGAAGAGGATAGTGATTGGACATTATTTTCACCTGACGAAGCACCTGGATTATCCGATGTTTACGACGACCCATATAAATTCACACAAGAATTTACTGAGTTATATGAAAAATATGAACAAGAAGGTAGAGGAAGAAAAGTGGTTAAAGCTAGAAAATTGATGGATGCGATATTAACATCTCAAATTGAGACGGGAACTCCCTATATGTTGTATAAAGATGCTGCAAACTACAAGTCAAATCAAAAGAATTTGGGCACAATTAAATCATCTAATTTATGTACTGAAATTATTGAATACTCAAATGAAGAGGAACAAGCGGTTTGTAATTTAGCATCAATTGCGTTACCAAAATACATCTTAAATAATGAGTTCAATCATGAATTACTTTATGAGTATGTTTACCAAGTTGTTAAAAACTTGAACAATGTAATTGATTTGAATTTCTACCCAACAAAAGAAACCGAACTTTCAAACATGAGACATAGACCTATTGGTTTAGGTATTCAAGGTTTAGCCGATATTTTTTGTATGTTGAGATTACCATTTGAAAGTGAAGATGCTGATAAGTTACAAACCGAAATCTTTGAAACAATTTATTTTGCGGCGTTAAGTTCATCTAAAGATTTAGCCAAAGAACAAGGACATTACTCAACATTTGAAGGTTCTCCATTATCTAAAGGTATATTCCAATATGAATTGTGGGGTAAAACAGATAAAGACACAAGTGGTCGTTGGGATTGGGAATCATTAAGAAAAGAAGTGGTAAAACATGGTGTAAGAAATTCATTATTAGTTGCACCAATGCCCACAGCATCTACCGCACAAATTTTAGGAAATAATGAAGCGTTTGAACCATTTACATCAAACTTATATTCAAGAAGAACCTTGGGTGGTGAGTTTATTGTAATTAACAAACACTTAGTTGATGAATTACTTAAAAGAGGTCTATGGTCAGATGAAATAAGAAAAAAATTAATTATTGAAAATGGTTCAGTACAAAACATTCCCGAAATACCTGTTGATGTAAAAGAAATTTATAAAACGGTTTGGGAAATGTCACAAAAGAGAATATTAACAATGGCAGCAAATAGGTCGATATATATTGACCAATCTCAGTCATTAAATCTCTTTATTGGTAATGCAAATAAAACAAAAGTATTGGCGGCTCACTTATATGGTTGGAAACTTGGTTTGAAAACCGGTATGTACTATTTAAGAACTAGGTCAGCAGTCGACCCACTTAAAGGTTTAGGTATTGACACATCAACCGCCAAACCTATAAATGAAACACAAGAAATCCCAAATACTAATCATATTAATAATGATGAGGAAAAATTGGTTGAAATGGTCATGATGTCAAGACCATCCGATTCACCATTTGAGTGTGAGGGATGTGGTTCATAAATACAAGTGGGTGGCTCCCTTAATGGTTCGCGGCCGACCGCAAGCATCCAATCATTTGACTATACAGGGGGCGAAAGTCAAATAATATATGTGAATCCCGACTGAAAAGTCGGGATTTTTTATTTATTAGTATTTATTGTTTCATTATATTTATTAGTATGGCTGTAACGTATGGTATAGATTTTCCTTTTAGAATTAGTCAGAAAGGTGATTTTTTAGTGATGACTGAAACTCCCGAGAGAGAGATTAGAGCTAACCTTATTCATTTGTTATTAACAAGAAAAGGTTCAAGATATTATCTCCCTGATTTTGGTACTCGATTATATGAATTTATTTTTGAACCAAATGATGCAATTACGTGGGGACAAATTGAAGATGAAATACGAACTTCAGTTAGTACTTACATACCAAACTTGGAAATAAAATCAATAACAGTTACCGCTGCAGACCAAGACCCTGAAGAACCAGTGAGTCCACAGGAAGACGAAGATTCGAGGTTATTTAGAGTTTCAGATTATTCAACTAAACCTTACACCGCTAAGGTTAGGATTGATTATGACATAAATAATGAACCATTTGTTTCTTCCGATTTTATAATTATTAATATATAACATGAGTAAAAAAATATCATACGCGGTTAGGGATTTTGCAAGTTTAAGACAAGAGCTTGTTAATTTAACAAGAGAGTATTATCCCGATTTAGTTAAAAATACTAACGATGCATCAATATATTCTGTATTGTTAGATTTAAACGCCGCGGTTGCGGATAATTTACATTTTCATATTGATAGAGTTTGGCAAGAAACTATGTTGGATTTTGCTCAACAAAGACAATCACTTTATCACATAGCAAAAACATACGGTTTTAAAATACCGGGTAATAGACCATCTGTTAGTTTATGTGACTTCACCATCCAAGTACCTGTAAGAGGTGACAAAGAAGATGAAAGATACCTTGGAACTATTATAGCTGGTGCTCAAGTATCAGGTGGTGGTCAAGTATTTGAAACAATTGAGGATATAGATTTTGCTAATCCATTTAATAGTAGAGGGGAACCAAATAGATTAAAAATACCAAATTTTGATGGTAATAATAGATTGATATCTTATTCGATTGTTAAAAGAGAGGCGGTTGTTAATGGTGTTACAAGAATTTACAGAAGAGTAATTACTGAGACAGACCAAAGACCATTTTTAAAATTATTTTTACCTGAGCAAAACATATTAGGTGTCACATCGATAATCCATAAAGAAGGTACAAGTTTTGCTGGTAATCCAACGAATTCTGAGTTTTTAAATTCAACAAACAAATGGTATGAAGTAAAAACTTTAATACAGGATAAAGTATTCGTTCCTGACCCAACAACAGCGTCAGACGCAGATAATTTCATTTCGGGAACATATGTACCTGTATCGAATAAATTTGTAACAGAATATACCCCCGAAAATTATTTCTCAATAACCTTTGGTTCAGGTAATGTTAATCCACTTGACAACTTAGATAATTTTAATAATGGAACTATGAGAGTTAGTTTAGGTACGTATCTAAATAATTTATCATTAGGTTCATTACCAAAACCAAATACAACTCTTTTTGTAAAATATAGAATTGGTGGTGGTAGAGATAGTAATTTAGGTATCAATGTTATTACTAGTGTTGACGATGTGGATTTTGTAATTACAGGACCAAACGCGTCGACAAATACACAAGTACAGAACTCATTAACTGTGACCAATATTACTCCGGCTGTAGGTGGTTCAGACCAACCAACAATCGAAGAGGTTCGAAATATGATAGCATATAATTTTGCTGCACAAAATAGAGCGGTGACGTTAAATGATTATAAATCATTAATTGAAACAATGCCATCAACATATGGTGCACCTGCAAAGGTTAACGTTATGGAAGAGGATAATAAGATAAAAATTGAATTGTTGTCTTATGATGAAAACGGTAACCTAATCGATACAGTTTCAAACACCTTAAAAAACAACATATTAACATATCTTTCGGAATATCGAATGGTTAATGACTTCTTGGAAATTGAAAGTGGTGAAGTTATCGACTTAACACTTGAGGTTGATGTGGTTATTGACAAGAATGGTAATCAAACCGAAATTATTAGAACAATAATAGAAGATATTGTAAGTTACTTCTCAATTGATAAAAGAAAAATGGGTGACCCACTATTTGTTGGTGACCTATACAGAATAATTGGTGATGTTAATGGTGTAGTAAACGCGGTTGATGTTAGAGCTTTCAATAATATCGGTGGTGAATATTCATCCGCGGAAGTTGCTCAGTCATATGTTAATGATGAAACCAAAGAAATTGCCCAATCGGATATGACAATTTTCATGAAGTCTAATCAAATATATCAAATAAGATTTCCTGAAAAAGATATAAAAGTTAGGGTTAAAACTTTAGGAACAACTACATTCTAATTTAATTTTTATTTATTATTCTGGAAAACTATAATTTTCTATTTATATAGAAGAATGCAAAAACATAGAATTTCCACAAATATCGGTAAAGACCAAAAGGTTGTTGTTGAGTTAAAAAACGACTTTGACCTCTTGGAGATACTTTCTTTAAAGTTTACGCAAACTGAGGCGTACTCCTCAATGTGCTCTGACTACGGTGTCGTTTGTGGTAGAATACTTGTAAACAATGGTTTTGGTATTCCAAACGCTAGAGTGTCTATTTTCATACCAATCACTGAAGAAGATTCAAATGACCCGGTGATTTCAACTCTTTACCCATTTACCACGGTTGACGACAGAAATGAAGAAGGTTATAGATATAATTTATTACCTTCAAGAAAACAACATGGAGGTCACGAACCCACAGGAACATTTCCCGACCAAAAAGATATTCTCACAAGAGAAGAAATATTAGAAGTTTACGAAAAATATTATAAGTATACTGTTAAAACTAATGATGCTGGCGACTTCATGATTTGGGGTGTACCGGTTGGAAATCAAACAATTCATGTGGATGTTGATTTATCTGACATTGGGTGTTTCTCATTAAGACCCGACGATTTCATTAGACAAGGTTTAGGTGTTGATAAATTTAAAAACTCTTTTTCATATAAGTCATCAACAGACTTAGACACATTACCACAAATAGTTTCATTTAATCAAACCGTTGAAGTTTATCCTTTTTGGGGTAATG